AAAAGTAAAGACAGGGGGGGTCGCCTTACCAATAAAAAAACGACCACCTTTGGAACTATTACATGACTTGCATAGGACTTGTAAATTATCGGGACTCCACATGTCGCCGCCTTTTACACGGGGAATTATATGATCAACTGTATGACCCGGCTTATTACAAATAGCACACTGCCAGCCATCGCGGTCTAATATAGTAATGCGTAGTTTCTTCCACTTACCTGTACTTATTGCTTTACGACTCAATGCCAACCCTTAATCTTATAATGCTCTAATGCTTTACACATAGAACCATAGCGATGTAAATTATATTTAATGCCCCAATTAATTTGTTTAGTACCATCAACAGTGGCTAAATACTTAGACCTACCTTGTGGTATGCCATAGTGTGAGCCATTACGTGCTAATGGGTTAAGCCTACTCTCAGCTGTATATAGTTCTATTAAGCAATATGCTTCTTCAAAGTTATTTAATTCTATAAGTATGTATTGTTTATAATGTGTTGGCTTATAATGCTCTTTCGCAACGGAATAATCTTTTGAAAAGCAACTGATAAATGCAATTAGCATAAAGGTCGCCCAAACTCTGCGCCTTCCGAGTCTAGCCGTTGGCGACTCAGCTTTTCGATTTAAGATCGAACGCTTCTTTAGGGTATCACATCGGTGCAAATTAATCATAATTATGCGTGTCGTCACGCTTAGGATAGACAGATTGTAAAGGCCATGCAACATGTTGAGTTTTATCTAATAGGTAAATGTAACGATGTTTCTTCGTGCGAGGCTTCCACACACCTGTTAAATGACGCTTAATCTTCCCTCTAGAATGCTTTACAGTGCCGCCATACCAGAAGTCTGTAGCAGGTGGTGTTAAACCATAATAATTAAAATTAGCAGCTTGATATATTGTACCTACATGCCTACTTGAGTCAGCGTAACTAATTACAGCTTTGATGCCCTTTTTCTTTAACTCTCTTAAACTGTAAGCTATAAACTTAGATGCTATGTTGCTATGATTTAATGAAGGCTCAAGCACAAGTCTAGACATCTCGACAAAACAGCTATAATTACCTCTAGGCAGCCCGAAAGCACTCTGAGCTGAATTAGGCACTGATAACGGTGAATAGACTACAGCACCTATAATCTGATAATCCTTGATAATGCCAAAGCAATATTGACCTATAAAGCGTTTATTGCCTAGATAGTGGTAAGCACTGACAAGCTTGTAAGCCTCAACATAACTGATCTTACCGAATTTTTGGAGCGATGGGGTCAGAATTGAACTGCCATCTGATAGCTGGAAAGCTAACTGTGTTGTCATTACACCACCATCGCATGTTTCATTACCTAGCCTCTATTAATGCACAAGTATGGCAGCCATTCTTAAGAAACTGCCAACCGCCACACTTGCTGCATCTATCTATTTCACTGTCAGGTATGTGTAGTGCTTCTGCAATGTTTTTTACTCCAACCGCACCGCAGCTCATACACTGGTACGCCTTATAGCCTTCTGGCGTATCTAGCTGATCAAGCCATAAGAACTCGGTCTTACGATTACACCCGTTACACTTAAATTTAGTGTACATGTGATAAAATCCCCTTTCTTATTGCCTGCAGTGGCACTGAGAACAAACCAAATATTGACCATCATGTAATAATCTGTCGTCATTACATGATACACATATCTGCTTACTAGGGTTTAGGCTTTCTTTATCGTTTTCCATCCGTAATGTAAAGCCTGAACCATTTAATACTTCAATATATCCCATTATTCCCCCTCTCTGTTAGGAAAGTACCATGCTCCTGTGGCATCTTGCTTAGCCCATATTGCATGTTCTTTGATACGATCTAAACATAAGTAACCGTAGTACGGTTTCCCGTTAGTCTTTGATACTCCTGTAACTAAGTTGTTACCTTTAGCACAGCATGCTGGTGGTGCTTTAGGTGGCGTAACACTTGCAGCTTTAACCCAGTCCTCATTACTAATAGGTAAAGGGTCTGTGCGATCTACTGAGAAAGTTTTTGCTTGTGCAACTTGCTTCATACTATCTTTAGTAGCTGTTTTATCTGAGCCTTTTAATAAGATTATTGCCCGCCCTAATGCACTGGTAGCGGTATCTTCGCAATAAAACTTTTTCATATTTTGTATATAACTTTCGCGTGAGCCAAAGGCTATATTAGATACAGCTGGTGATGTGTCATTACTGTCACGCCATAAGGTCGCCTGTATCAATATGTAGCCATTAACTGCATCATGGCTGATTACAGATATGTCTGATCTGCCAGTAGGGAAATTAGCTATAAACCATTTATTTAATGTGGCTACATCTTCATAATCTGAAAGGTCAAATGCCATCATTTACTCCAAAATCATTTTCGTATTGGTCGTGCAGCTCTGAATATATTGCTGCGTAACCAATGATGTCTTTAACACTATCTTTGTGATTTGGAGTTTCTGAGAGCCTTGAGACTTTGACAAGCAGCTGCATGAGGCTAACTTGCATAGGCGATATGTAACTTCCATAGTAAGCAGACCACAACTCGCTGATCCGTTCGTGATTGCTTCTACTGCTTCCGTAAACAGATCCTCTTGCGGTAAGGATTGCTGCGCATTCATCTAATAGCTCAGTTCTGCTTGTCATAATCAAATACAGATTGTGATTTTAACTTGCGGACTTTTTCATAATGTTCATTAGCTGCACGCCAACCAGCTGCTCTACCTGCCCAAAAACCACGATCAAAGGCTTGATTCATTATTTTTGTTATTACGTACCAGCCAATTAAATAACCTAAAATGCTATAAATTACTAGCCAAGGTGCTGTTGTTTCTATCATGCGCTTACCTTCTTACGTACTGATTTACGTAGGTGACAAGGACTAGCGTAATTAGTAAGAATTACCCAATCGCCTGTATTTTGATCTAGATGTGTTGCGTAATTTTTGCTTAAAGAACTTATAAAACCCTCTGCCATTTTTAGTGCTGCATAATTATCAAACCAATATACAAAAGCCCAACTAAATATGGGACTTGGACTAAATCTACCGGGTTGTTTTTGCCAGTCATTATTTTTCCATTCCATAGAATTTATCCACAGCTCTTCAAAATCAGCTGCTTTTATGTCAATCTGTATTTTCATTTGTAGCCCGTCTATGCTCACATATCTTGTGGCATAGCAATATTGTGGCACGTGTGTACGACTTTGTGTATAATTTTGGGGCGTATTTGTATAACGATTAGGTAACGATGTTACCCGTAGTATCGCCCAAGTGCTGTGAATGAGCCGTCCTTATTTATAGGCACTAACGTAGGTGTCAGTGTCTTTCCTACAGCTTCTAGTATAGCAAAGCCCATCTGCCAATTCGCGCTTCCATAGCGTATATAAGAGGCTTTTTTCCTGTCCATTAGATTACCTACCTCAACACCATATAAGGGTCTGTAATGACTTCCTATAGCCTCTGTATAGGCACTCATGCCTAGTCTATGGCTATGTCCTGCTATGACCGATTTGCCCCATTTTTTAGCCAAATTAAGCGAAGTAATTCCGGCATGTTGACTCATACTACCCTCATCGCCATGTGCTAAGACCCAACCGGGATAAAACTCATACGCAGTTTTATAGTAATCAATGCTCATGCTGGCAAAGTCCATAAATTTAGGATACTGCAGCTCAGGTAAGCCTATTAAACCCGGTGCTTTAAGTAATGTATTGTAAAGACGATCTGTATGATTTGATCTAATTACCGATGCGACTTTACTATACTCAGTAAGATCCCAAAGAATGTCTTGACAAGCTGCACGATCTTCATTAAGAGTCTGACTGTAAGCGAGAGGTGTGCCCTCACTCCATTTACTAATGGTCTGAAAATCAATTTCATCTCCCACACATAAAACTTCGTCAAACTTCTCACGTCTTGCCAATTTAATAACATTCTTGACTGCCGCCTCATGATGATACGGAATCTGGAGATCTGAGATTACTAGCCAACGCTTAATCTTCACCCTCTTCTGTAGGATCTATACTAGGTATGATGCCGCCATCACCAATAACCCAGTCGGGCATAGTCGCTCTATCTGATACAAAATACAAGCTACAGCTCTCACTAAAACCAGCCTTACGTGCAGCCTTGTAGATTTCATTCATAGCAATATAATGCTGATCTAGTTTAGATAATGGCTCAGGTGACTTACGCACTACGCGCTTATTTATCTTCTTACGCTTACGCCTTGTATCAGCCATAGGATTATTGTCGCTTAACTATTAGAGAATATAGATCATCAACACGCTGCTCTAACCTAGTAAGTTGATCTTTCATACTAGATCCGCTATTAGGTTTAAGCTCTTGTAAATAAGATTTAATAACCCAACGAAGAGCCACTAATAAACTTGTACATACGGCGCATACGCCAACGGCTAAAGCGACCCACTCGCCCGGTGTCATGCTTCATCTGCACCGATGCCATAAGCACTGTCGGATTTGTCTAAAGCCCTAGCTGCCGGACCGGCCAATGCTGCAACAATTACAGACACTGCTGGATCTAGTCCTAATTCGTTACTTGCTAGAAATGTCAACAAAGAGACAAGCACACCTCTAAAGTATGATTTAAGTATTGCTTTCTGCTTATTGCTTATTTTCATATGTTACCCCCTAGTAGTGGTATATCAAACGGCTTGCTATCTTTATCGCCTAACTTTGTAAAGCTGATATGTATGTGCTTTGTGTGTTTGTTAAAACCCTTGTACTTACGCCACTTAAAATTAAGTATCTTGCTGGCAATCATGCCATTATGGATTACGTAAGATATGCGCTTATCGGTTTTCGCACAGATTCTGATCTGGTCAGCCAGATATATTGAGATCCCTTCGGATGAATCCAAGCGAGAATCAACATCAATGGCTCGTACACACCCAGTTGCATCTGGATTATGATCCGATTTTGTGGCGGAATGACGAGCATCACCCACCCACCCATCACTGGTAGAGCGACGATCTGGGTACCAGGTATCAATCTGATCTCGTAGCTGTACACCGCCTGCACATAGCCATGGTTTCATTTGCCACATTTCCTCAAGATTGTGCCGTTAGCCTAGAAGTAGTTTTGCCTCAGCCTCTGTAATACCTAGCCGATCAAGCAGGGCTGCTTTTTGAGCAGCCTTGGCTTCTGCTTGGATAATTTCATCTGCTTTTACTTGCTCAATGGCAGCATCTATTTCAGCCTGTGTGGGTGCATTACCTTCTAAGACATCCCATTTAATTGTTGAGTAATCATCTTCTTGAAATGAAAACTCTGAATTTGGTTTTAATTTGTGTATTGCTGCTACTAAATAATTATTCATTATGCACCTATTTCCATCATAATTATAGAAGATTGTTGAACGCTTTCTGATTGAAAATTAACAGATTGACCACTTGCAGTTGAATTAGTTGCAGCCTGTGTTTTGTAAGTAGTTGCGCTAGTTGTTGCAGGTGAATCTAAATATGCCATAGTAACAACGCCTCTTAATTGACTACTTGTGCCTATTGCGGCGGTTGAACCAGCATTACCACTATTTCTTAAAGTAAATACTTCAGTTGAACCGCGCAAAATTCGCGTTGACATACCAAATTGTCCACTATCAGGGCTATTTCCAATTGCAAAAGCCTGTGTTGTCATTACTAAAATTTTTGAAGTGGCAGAAGATGGTGTGATAGTTCCGGATAAACCTGTATCGGTTTGACTTGTGCTTGCAACGCTTGTGCTAGTTGTACTAATTGCTTGAACAACCTGTAAAACTTTACCACCACCACCAGCTGTTTTCCACTCTGGTGCTGTTGCTCCTGAATTGACTGTAAGCACTTGATTAGCTGTGCCAATTCCTAGTCTAACTGGTGTAGATCCAGGTGATGAATAAATAATATCGCCTGTAGTAGTCATTGGGTTAGTCATGCCAGTCGTATCTAAATTAGCCCAAGCACTGCCAGTGTAATATGTTGTTACATTTGTATCTTTAAGATAAGCAAAATTACCTTCTTGTGGTGATGTTACAGCTGCATCTCTAGCAGCGGCACTAGCAAATACCCAGACACCTTGCATTAAATAGCCATCTACATCGGCGGCGGTTAATACCTCGCCTGTAACAAAGTCCTTAAAACCTAATCCTGCTGCCATTTGTACTCCCTAGTAACTTAGGACATTATAGTCTAAAGTGCCATAAATCGTATCATTTAGGATAAATGCGTCTATGACTGGCTCTAATGTCGTGAACGTAGTGCGCCAACTATTCGGTGATATATTCATGCGTACACCGAAAATCTGTAATGTTTTTTCTAGGGTAGATCCGCCTGGCTGTGTAGTAATTACCTTGATCGGATCAAAGAAGTCTAGGTCTAGGGCTGCAATAATGCCGCTATTGTAATTGTTTGTGTATAGGTCAAGGACTATGGAATCTACTCGGATGCTAGTCTCAGCTCTGCTAGCCACATAAGCCTGTGCATAATCTAGGGCTACTGCATCGGTTTGCATAAGTAGGTTGTCTAAAAAATAACTGTGTAAAAAGTATTTATCTATGCTGTCTTGGTTAGAAGCTACCTGTGCTGTGCCACCTGACCTAGTAATAGTGGCTTTGTTAAATATAAGCACATCGTTGAGAATCCAACTAGCATCAAAGTAATCTATACCTGTGCCATTATCTGCAAAGACTGTGGGTGTGCCGCCAATAGATCCTGCAGTTACGTCTCTATCTTGAAATACAAATGAGCCACTAGCATCTACATATAGTGCGCCATACTCAGACGTGGCTACTGTAGTTAAAGCTTGCAGTGCTGTGCGGTTAGTGCCAGGATCTGCCTGCATAGTAGTAAGCCCTGCATCCACATCACGCATAGTCGCTGGCCAGTCAATTTCATCTAATATCTTATTGATACGTGTGCCTGATAATTGTCCGGCAGTAGCATCTGTAACTGTGCTGATCTGTGCTACCTGCGCTAATCTAAATGCATCTACAGCTTGTATGGTTGTTATTGCTACATCTTCACCGGATTCACCTGGGTATGTAGTCACATAGCTT